GTAGACCGTGATCAGCGAAACCGTCTGGTCTACATCTACAGCCGCTACGATGAAGCCAATCCAAACCTGAAACAGCAGGGCGATATTGTCCTGCAGGCAGAAGATGTGTTGCACATTCCCGGACTTGGGTATGACGGCTTGGTGGGATATTCTCCCATTGCTCTTGCGAAGAATGCAATCGGTATTTCCCTCGCCTGCGAAGACTATGGTTCTACCTTTTTCGCCAACGGTGCCAGTCCATCCGGTGTATTGGAACATCCGGGTGTCATTAAAAATCCGGAACGGGTACGAGATGCATGGCAGCGTGCCTATGGCGGTTCTAACTCGCATCATACCGCAATTTTGGAAGAGGGCATGAAATACACGCCTATTTCCATTCCCAATAATGAAGCACAGTTTCTGGAAACCAGAAAGTTTCAGGTAGAGGAAATTGCCCGGCTGTATCGAGTGCCGCTCCATATGATCGGTGACTTAGACCATGCAACATTCAGTAACGTGGAACATCTGTCATTGGATTTCGTGAAGTACAGTCTTGACCCATGGATTGTTCGTTGGGAACAGGGACTACAAAAGGCATTGCTTTCCGATTCGGAGAAAGGCAAGTATTTCATCAAATTTAATGTTGAGGGGCTCTTGCGTGGTGATTACGCATCGAGAATGCAAGGATATGCTACCGCACGACAAAATGGCTGGATGTCTGCTAACGATATTCGTGAACTGGAAGATATGAATATGATTCCTGCCGAAGAAGGCGGAAATCTCTATCTTGTAAATGGTTCATTTACAAAGCTTGCTGATGCAGGTGCATTTGCAAAGAAAAATGAAAAGGAGGAAACGACCCATGAAGAATAATCGTTTTTGGAACTGGGTATGCAATGAAGAAACCGGTGCATCGGAGATGTATTTGTACGGTGCCATTGCGGAGAGTACCTGGTTTGAAGATGTGCGCTCGGATAGGGTGTAAGTAAATGTGAAATTGGTAACACACAGAATAGGTAATTCTGTAAGCGACCCAACTAACCGAAAGGCGAAAGCTGATACGA